TTCTTCGGTTTTAGGTTGTGTGTTCTAAGAGACTTCCCAACCGCTTGATTAAGAAGTCTTTTAGAGCATACAACACCCGCCGCCAGCTTGTATTTGCGGTATTGCTTGACCGCAAAGTGGTCAGGGTCGCGGGCTTCCAGCTCGTCGAACATGACATCCACAGGGTTCTTGAAGGTCTCATCGTCCTCTCTGGCTTCCGAGGCATTGATCATTTCGAGCAGGGTAGTAAAGTTTTTCTCGTGATCGGGTGCCTCATACCAGATGTAGCCGATGAGAGCTGTGTAGTAGAGCTTTTCCGCCTTCACCCAGAAATCCTCGCCGGACTTATCGCCATCTCCCTTCGTGTTGACGATAATTGTATTGACCAGTTTGAGGATGTCCTTCTCTGAGCGGATATAGCTGAACGGGTTGTAGTGCATGGATTTCCGGAAGTTGATGGTGTTCAGCGACTTGATGACGTAGCCGCCCTTTTCGAGCATCCTGCCGCACTCTACCAGCACCGTACCCTTCGGGTCAGTGACCACATAGGAGCTGTGCATCTGCATCAGATTTGGCTTTACAAAAAACCTTGTCTTGCCGGAGCCGGAACCGCCGATGACGAGTATGTTCTTGTTTCGAGCGTACTTCGGCTGCTTCGGGCGGCTGTTCATGGTCAGGAACTCCGTCTGCGTTAGGATGACGTTGTTCGAGAACTCCGGATCCGTGTACGGCTTGATGTCCTCCGGCTTGCCCCATCGTGCAGATCCGTATTCTTCGCCCTGCCGGAACTTTTTGCGGTTTTTGCCCTTGACATAGACCGCCAGCTTGAGCAACGCACCGGCAATCAGACCGGTGAGCAGATCGACGGGATGAAAGCTGGGCAACGGATTTGCAAAGGCAGAGCCGAACACGGCAAAGCCGTTTGTCAGCTTGTCAATGAACTCTGTGCCGGGGGCGAGACGAAACACGGCGGCGATCTTATCTGCAAAGTAGAAGGCGAAGACATACGGAAGGTTCAGAAGGATGAGCTTCTTCACATCGGGTTTGTTCACAGCTCCACACCCCGATCCTTGGTCTTGACCTTGACTTTCTCTTTGTGCTGCGCTTTGCTCTGGGCTTTCTCCTGATCCAGCTTGTGCCGGATAGACGGCTGTTCCTTCTGCTTGACCGTCTTGGCAGAGAACTCCTTGAAGGCGGCGGTCATCACATCAACATCTCGTCCCTTGAAGAAGACAAGATAGCTGGGCGGCTCAACGGAAACGTCCTTCTTGAGTGCAAAGTCCAGACCGTATTTGCTGGCAGTCCGCTCAAAGGACTTGATGTTGCCGTCCGTCACTTCAATGTTGGAGATGGCGGCATCCTGGCTCATCAGATGCTTGATGGACTGCTTGCCGCGATAGGTTTTTGGCTGCTGCATCTGCTTCTGCGCCTTCTCAATCTCCTGCACGAACTTGTCCAGTGCCTTTTTCAGCACCTCGGCTGAGATTTTGCCGCCCTTGATCATGATTGCAACAACTTTGGTGTTGACTTCATCCTGCATTGCGGCGTTTACCTCCTTTCGTTGGAATGATTATGGGGACTGATGCCGAAGCTAAGGCGGCACAATCCGGCGATAGATGATTTTCATTTACACTGTCCTCCTTTCCGAGCATTGCTCACGATGGTATTCATTAAAGAGTGTCTTCACAAAGGCTATAATCGTAGGTCTTGGACTTCTTTGACCCTGCCAATCTGTCCTGCCCGTAGAAATCATGGTTGACGAGGGCGGAATAGTAATTGTCTATCGTAGCCGGTGCGTTATACAGAGCGGTCAACAGGTACGCCCGGATATTACGGATGTCTGACGGGTTCTTGCTCATTGCTTCCAGAACGTACTCTATGTGGCTGCTATTCAGCTTGAGAAAGCGGGACTTAACCACTTGCTGCGGCATATCCTCGCCATTGATACGGATGGTCGGAGCGTTAGAGCAGACGGCATCCAGCATGATGTCCATGATCTCCCGGAAGCGGTCTTTATCGAACTTCGGATCCTGACAGAGAATGTCGTAATCAAGATTCTCTTTGATAATCTCTTCATACTCGCTTCGCTCATCCATCCTGTCCATCCCATCAAGATTGATGGATTGATAGTTCTTTGAGAGAGTATTTCTTTCTTGGGTAATTACTTGATCAGTATTTATTTGTGCGGACTTATCCCCGTGTGGATTATCCACATCTGGCTTCTCCACACATGGATTTCCCGTGTGTGGCATTTCCCGTTCTGGCGTTGACTCCTGCGGCTCTTCGTATATCTCAAAGATTGTGCTGCTCATCCTGCCTTTACCGTCTCTCTGCCGGTGCCTGACGAGGTAGCCGTGCTTTTCAAGCTCACGGAGCGCGGAAAGAATGGCATCCGGACCTTCCTTGCAGATTGCGGAAAGCCCCTTGGTTGAGAACTTCCAGCCATCATTGAACGAGAGCATCTTTGAGAGTAGCCCGACTGCCTTGAGTGACAGGCTCTTGTCTCGGAGGTGGAAGTTCGCCATGACGGTATAGCCACGATTCTTGTTTACGCGATAGACTGCCACGAAAATCACCTTGCTATCTTGGGAAGCAGCTCTTCGCCGCACTTTTTCTGGAACTTCATTCGGATGACCTCCTTGCCCTTCGGCGTGAAGTAGGTCTGAGAACCGGTGTAGCAGTACGTCATAAAATCGCGGACGATGAACAGTCCGGCATTGTTGTCCTTGTTGTAGGGAAGAAGCTGCCCGGAAGGAGAGCGGAACAGGTACTTTTCTTTGAGAAGGAACTGAACTTGCGCTCCGGGATTTTCAGTTCCTTCGCCGTCGTTCGGATATTGGTGCAGTCATCCGGATTGATGAAGGCGTCGTAGTAATCGGCTTTGGGCTTTGCCGTGTTCAGCTCACACTCAAGAGCCTTCACGCGATTCTTTTCCAGAATCAACGCTTGAGCGAACTCTACAATGACCGCTGGTTCCTTCTGAATACGTTCCAGAAGGGAGTCCGTCATGTAGCCGCCGGTCCTGCGGATGGTAGGAATGACCTCATCAAATACCCACAGTTCAAACTTTTCAGCCGCAGGAAGTTTGCTGCGAATAATTAGCCGATAAACGTCTCCTTCCGGGATGAAGTTGATACTCTGAACTTTCCCGCTGATAGGGGTAGAACGTTTCGTTATAGCCCTGCAATGGTCGTTGACCGCCTTGTTCGGGTTGGTGTAACCGAGTGCCTTTGCAACATCTGCTGCACAGAACAGAACTTTTTCTCCTTCGAGGATCGTTCTTACCTCACCAAACTGTTCATTCTTGAAGATTTCGATTTTGTTATCCATGACTGGCTTCCTTTCCGGCATCAGATGTGCCACTTTGATTTTTGAGGGTTGAAACGGGATTGCAGCAGTAGGGACACTCCGCAAACACGCAGGACTGATATTTCCAGAAGGGACGATGAAAGCGGCAGCTTCGGCACTCAGGGAGAATGCCATCCACACCGCTGTCATAATGCTCAAAGCCGGGTGTGGTCTGCATCAGCAATTCCAGTGCTTGCAGATCACCGGCTGTCATGCGTTTCATGCTTAAAAACTCCTTTCTTTCGCCGCATCGCCAGCAAATATTGCGGCTTTTGGGCAACAAAAAAAGAGGGTTTGCTTCTTACTCCAAATTGGAGAAGAAACAAACCCTCTTCGTTTACGATGTAGTTCAGATGATTTCTCGGATGGTATGAATGACACCGAGCAGCAGCCCGATGAAGAAGGCAAGTCCTCCGATAAGACCGCCTATGATTAAGTTCAATGCGAAGATGCCGACTGAGCCGGAGATACCGTAGCCGCTGGGAACGAGCCAGAGGCACATCCTCCGGATGCCGAATGGCAAGCCGACGCAGATCCACATAAGGAAGTAGTCACATACGCCGTCAGGCATATAGATCGGCTTGAGAAATGACGCGAGGCAGAACGCAAGCGCGATTGGAAGCAGAACCTCCTTCAAGAAGACTTTGATAGCACCCACTATATCCTCCTTCTGCCGGAAGTGTGCAGCAGCACCCTCCGGCTTGCTTGATTATTGTGAAAGTCCTTTGTTTTCGGTCAAAAAAAGAAGGGACTAAGCCAGAATGCCTTGATTTTCAAGGTCTTTCTGATTTAGTCCTATTATCGCACAATAATCCTTCACCATAATGCAATGAATTTCCTGATTGCGAGCCATCTCAATTAGCTCATCGAACTTCGGCCTGTCAAAATGTGTTCCCGTGACACCGTCGTCGCAGAACACGATCACTTTATAACCATGGAGCGATTCATGTGTATCATAGTAATCCTGGAGTAACCGCCTTTGGTTGAAAACACTGTTACTCTCATTCTTCAATGCATTTGTTTTGAGATCTCGGTCTTCACTCGACAAACGAATATAAAACGCCAGCACCTTATCCGGCATATCTCTCCGCCTCCTTTCCTCGGGTCGCAGCGATATAGAGGACCTGTTCAATCTCATCACGATGGCGGAATGCCACTTCAACATGGCCATCGTTAAACAAGGTAAGCGTCTCAATGAAGGCTGCTGCCATTTCAGCGTCAAGGGACTCCTGATCCTTATACTTTTCAATCAACAGTGCCCACTGCATTTTGCTGCCAAATCCCGCTGAGTACTTTCCCTTTTCCTTCTCCAATTCAGCAATAAAGATCCTCAAATCATCCGCCCTCCTAGAGTAGTCCTCGCTCAGATCTGTGTAATCTTGATGGCTCAGAAGCCCATCTGCAAAATCGCCATACAGGGCTGCCTTCAGCTGATTGAACTTTTCAATTTTTCTCTTTGCATCATCAATCTGGGTTTCATATATCTGATAGCGGGTCTGCGAAGAAGGCGTAGCATTCAAGTTGGCAATCAGTCTCTGGGCATCGGAGAATGCTCTTATCTGAGTTTGGATAAGCCGCAGGGCAAGGGACTCTACATCCTCCTGTTTGACCGCTTTCTTGGGACAAATGGTGGCATTGTAATTCTCGTGGAGAGTGCAATAATAGTAATAACCGCGATTAGATTTACTGCGCAAGTACATACTGCGTCCACATTCTCCGCAACGAAGAATTCCTTTGAACATACTTCTTCGTTTACTCTTGGAATCGTAGATAGTCGCAAGGCCCTGTTCACTTTGCCTAGCCGAGAGGATGTCCTGGACCTTATCAAAAAGCTCTTTGGAAACAATGGGTTCATGCATACCTTTATTGATAATCCATTCCTCTTCGGGCGTTTTAACTGTAGTCTTTGTCCCCCGCTCGCACAGCTGGCTTCTGTACTTTCCGGACACAATCCAACCAAGATAGACCGGATCGACAAGAATTTTCTTGATCGTTTGCAGATACCAGATGGCATCTTTGAACTTCTCCGTCTTCCGCAAACCAATATCATACAGATAGCGTCCGGGACTGGGAACCTCTTGCTCATTCAGAGTTTTCGCTATGAAGTGGAGAGTATGATTCTCTGCCACCATACGGAAAATGGCAAGAACGATTGGTCCCGTTTGCGGATCAGGAAATAGGTGGTACTTGTCATCCGGATCTAACATATATCCATATGGCGGAGTGCCAGTGGTCCACTTACCAGCAAGCTGTTGCGTCCGTTTCACCGCCCGAATCTTCTTGGAAATGTCTCTCGCATATGCCTCGTTTGCAAAATTTTTCAGTTGGATTGAAATGTCGGCATCATCCCGCAATGAGTCAAAGCGATCGGTAACGGAGATAAAGCGCACACCCATTCTCGGAAAGATCTGCTCAATATATTCACCGCTCTCAATCATATTTCGCCCCAGACGAGACAAGTCTTTGACAATCACACAGGTCACCTTGCCAGCTCGGATGTCATTCATCATTCGAGCGAATTCCGGGCGCACAAAGCTAACTCCCGAGATATCGTCATCACAATAGAGGTCAAAGACAACTAAATCCTGATGCTGGGAAACAAAGTCCTTCAGCAACGCAATCTGATTACCTATGGTGTCTGCTTCTCGCTTTTGTTCGTTCTCAACCGAGATTCTGGCATAGAGCGCTACCTTGTACTGGACAGGTCCTACTACAACTGCGGGTGTGGCTTGGACATTTTTTCTGCTCTTTCTTGCCATGCTTACATCGCCTCCTCTAGTATTCCACGCTCGGCATATTCCTGCAGGCTGCTCACCAAACGGGCATAGTCCTCGGAATGCTCAAAGATGATTTCCAACTTTTCGTCTTTGTGAATAACAACTTTTTCAATGCACTCCAGAACAACTGCCCGCGTGAGTGATTTCAATCCTCGATGTTCGGTAAATGTCTTCATCCAGTTGTTCAGGGACTGTTCGCCCGAGAGATAGATACTGAGTTCTCGGTCGATCTGCTCCTGAGCAATCAGCGCATCGGCAATTCTTGCATCATACTGACCTCTGATGTCACAGAAGTCAGTCTTCGAAATGAGTCCTTCTTTCATATCTTCATAGAGAGATGCCTTCAGATCGCGATAACGAGCGATTTCTGCCGCAAGTTTTTCTCTGCGCTGCTCACACTTGGCAACATTGATTTTCTGATATGGCACCTGCTGAATTTCAGATAGACACCGGTCGAGCTCAACCACCGCGCTGATATGCTCTTGCAATAGCTGAAGGACAGCTGCCTCAACCTGTGCCTCTGGTACCTGCTTGAGTTCACAGCGATCCTCTTTCGTGCGCACGCTGCAGCGGAAATAGCTGTATAACTTATATCCGTTGTTAATTGTGCTTCGAGTAACTGCGTTCCCGCATTCTCCGCATTCCAACAAGCCGGATAGCGGATAAACTGTCGTTGCTCGTGGTGCTGCTCGCGTATCTATCAGAAGAGCTTTTTGAGCAAGATAGAATGTCCTCTTCGTGACAACAGGCTCATGGGCGTCGTGGATCACAACCCACTCGTTTTCTTCTGTTGGTATTGATTTCTTGATTTTATAGTTTGGTCTACGGCGAAAGCCTTGGCGGAGGGTTCCAATATAGATCGGGTTGGTGAGTATCCGGGCAACTGCCTGCGCTGTCCATTCGCACCGTTCCTTCATTTTGAAGCCGGAGAATAACGGCTCTCCCTTGTGGCGCTTATACTCCAGCGGCGCAAGAATTCCGCTCTCTGCAAGCCGAATTGCTATGCCATTGTTCGTCATGCCTTGAATTTTCCAGTTGAAAATATCCTGGACAACTGTGGCAGCATAGGGATCGGGCTCAATTCGATTGTGGTTTCCCTCGCACTTCTGGTACCCATACGGTGCAAACGGACAAATAAAGTCACCATGTTTCCGCTTCACCTGCAGCTGGCTTCTGACCTTCACTGAGATGTCACGGCTGTAGTTGTCATTCATCAAGTTCTTGAGCGTGATGCTAAACTCGCTACTCTCGTCACGGGTAATCGTGTCGATGTTGTCATTGATAGCGATTAAGCGCACCCCTAAAACAGGAAATAGACGGTGGATATACTTTCCGGAATTGATATACTCTCTTCCGAAACGGGACAGGTCTTTTACGACCACGCAATTGATCCGTCCAGCCTTAATATCGTTCAGCATGCGCTGAAAGGCTGGACGGTCAAAATTCGTCCCTGTATATCCATCGTCTATACGAATGGAGACAATATTAAATTCAGGCTTATCCTTCAGAAAGTCCAGAATAAGCTGCTTCTGGTTGGTAATGCTGTTGCTCTCACGGCCAGATTGCGCCGCAACGATGTCTTCCTTGGAAAGACGCACATAGATGGCGGTATTAAACACAGCCATCTCATTCGCATTATTCTGCATAATCTCACTCCTTTGGCGTGGTCTGTCTGCCTAAGGAGTGAGTATGCTTGATTTAGTCCGAGGCTATTATACCACATCTATGGCCCTTTATCCAGATGAAAAACGGACCTGGCAAGAATTACATCATGCTCTGCTGCTGCAGCAGATGCTTGAACACTTCCTCAAAGGATGGCCC